ATGTTGTGCAGTATAATCCTTCAACTAGTAGTCAGCCATCACAAGGCTGGTATTATAGATTTACTGCAAAACAAAACAATATAAATAAAAAGCCAGTTACTAAAACAGGTTTCAAAGATAACTTCTTCAGAGTTTATAACTGGCTACAAATGCAAATTTCAAACATGGACACAGTTTATCATTATACAGAAGGAGAATAGTTTATGGCTATTATTTTTACATTAGATGAATCCGTTACCGATCCGGATTTGCCAAAAGTTGGAGAAATGTTCTTTGACATTTCTATGACTGAACCTTTTACTTTTAGATATTCAACCAATGCAGCTGTTGAATATACTGCAAGAATTATTGGTGACGGTAATTTTTATTCTGACGATACATATACTACATCGGTTGGAAAATCAATTTCACAGACTACATGGTTCTTATATTGTTCACCTGGAACATATAGAATTGGTATTACGCAGAAGTATTTAGCTCGTGATATTGGTGATGACCTGAACTTAGCTGATAAGGAAAAGATTGAGTTTGACCTTCGTTCTTTGAAGTATTGCTCATTCAATAACCAGTTGTTCTCTTCTCACTGGAAGCTGAAGAATTTTGCAGGTGAAAATATTCCTAATCTTATCTACTGGAACGCCAACGACGCTACTGGAATTGAAGGTGATGTTTCTGAATTCCAGTATGTTTCTGATCAGATGATTGGTTTGAACGTCGGTTATACAGGTCTTTATGGTGACGGTGTTGCTGCTTTTGGACCTAAGACACAGTTGAACTTGCTCGTTACACATGAAACACAGATTACTGGAACTTATGATCAGGTTTGTGACGCTATGTATACAAACGGACGCAGAAGTGGAACAATGACAATCAAGATGGCACAGGATGACACTTTACACACTGTTACTTTTGATGAAAACGGCTGGACAGAAGCATAAGGTAAACTATGAATGGGATCGGAAAAGTATACACAACTCGAATACAAAAACCACATTTTTCTGGTTTAGGTGTTTATGACCCTAATAAGGTCTTCACTAAACCAGATGAAAATGGTAAAGTGTATGTAGATGATGTTCTGTCATCTATTTGTAAAGCTAATGAAGTACCACCTAAAGATTATGTAGTCATTGGTGGAAAAACATATAAGATAGTTACAATTGGTAGTCAAACATGGCTTGCTGAAAATTTGGAATATCTTGATGATAATATTGTTTTAGGTAATGACGACGTTTCATCTACAGTTGCACAGGCTAACTGGTTTGCTAATAACCAGTCTTCTAGCTATGGTCTTTTGTATAATTATACAGCAGTAAAATATATTGAAGACAATAAGTCAACTATTTGCCCTGGATGGCACGTGCCAACTGAAAATGAACTGAAAGTAATTGCTGATTTAGGTTATACTGCAGTTCGTGATGATTCATGGACAAACTATCCGGGAGATAATAGTTCTGGATTTACTTTGAAAGCAGCTGGTCAATTCAATGGCACATTTAGTAATAAAGGACTAAGCACAGGGTTATTGTCTATTTCAACTATGGGTAATTTAGCACGAAGATTGAATTCAGTGAATCTTACTAATGAAATATCATCTACTACTAAAACTGTTCAGTTGTCATTACGTCTAATCAAGGATTCATAATATCTAATTTTTATAGAGGAAACATAAAGTATGTTGCAGAATTTTGATGAAATAATCGACAAATGCAGAAGTTTCCTGAAAAAGTCTTCTAATAGATATTCATCAGAGATCTCGAAGCAAGTCAATGATCTCGAAGCTTTTCAGGGAAACTTTTGGACAGACACTGTAAAGAAGCAGTATTTACGAACAGGAAAAAGAAAGTATTGTCTACATTTTTCTGACTGGTCAGTTTTAGCTAATGCTATCGTTTCGCCCTATACTCAGTCACCTTGGCACATCGAACTTACTAATCGTTTAGGTATGGAAGATGTTCAAGAATTTATCAACTCTATTGAAGGTGACAATGATATAAAATTTGAATTCAAGAAAGCTTTGACCCGTGCTGTTGTTTGCGGCGCAGGATATCTTGTCATTACTACTATTACTGACGAGGTTACGGGCGAACCTAAGATTACTGCTGAATTTGTTACTAGACAGTCTTCTGTTGCACTTGACCCTATGTGTGAAAAGACAGATTGTTCTGATGCTGAAGAAGGCGCTATCGTAAACTATATCACGTTGTCAAAAGCAAAACGTCTTTACGGTGAAGAAGTTGTACCTTATAAGTTTCCTGATAATCAACCTAAATTGAACTTCAATGGTATTGAACAATGGCCAAACCTTGAAGACTGTGTTCAGATTGTTTCTTACTATAAGAAAAATGAAAATGGTTTTGTCGATTATTACAAGATCTGCGGAAATTATGTTGTAGAACAGTTGGAATTACCTATCAGATATATTCCTATCGTTCGTTTTGCCGGTTATGAACAATACACTAACACTGGTATGAAATATTCTGGTATTGTTGACAAGACATGGACTTTGCAGCTTGGTTTGAATATTGCTTATTCTACTTTGATGGAACGTGCTAACCGTTCTATCAAGGCTAATATCATCATGAGTAATCAGGCTGGTCAGAATCTTGACCCATATTATGAAAAGAAGGAAGATGAAGATGGATCGATTATTATGTATAATCAGGGCGCTGACATTCCACAGGTTATTCGTGAAAGTTTCGAAACTGGTGACCTTAGTTCTATCATTGAAAATACACGAAACCTTATTGCTGATGTTATTGGTATTCCATTAGCTGGTATTCTTGGTGATACTGACAAGACTGCTACTGAAATTCTTATTCAGAACAACAACAAGGAATCTAATGTTGCCATTTTCTATGATAATGCATATAAGGCCAATAGAACTGTTGGTAAAATCATTGTAGAAATGCTAAACGGTGGTGAAGATATCAATTTTGACCTTGAAAATGGACCTGATATTATTACTAATAATCTAAAGCACAGACAAGAACTTACTGCTATTGCTGGTTTGATGCCACCTGAAATGCAACCACTCGTTGCTGTTCACATGTGTAATACAGTTGATTCTGATTTTGTTGAAGGAGTAAAGGCTGATATTATTGCTAATCTTGGACAGAATTTGAAGATTGTTTCTGAAGAACCAACTGATCCAGTTGCTATTCATGAACTTGAACAAATGAAGGCTACACTCGACGCAACTATGCAGCAACTTGAACTCTTGAAACAAGAAAATGAACAGATGAAGCTCGAAGCTCAGTCTATGGCAGTTATGTTACAGAGTACTAAGGAAAAGAACATGATTGACCTTGCTAAGCACCAGGATAACATGGAACTTCAGGCTGCTAAACTTCAGCTCGAAGCTGATAAACAGGGTATAGATATCAACCTTGATATAATGGACAAGCAGGCTGAACTTGCTAAGACCGCAGCTGAGATTGAAGAAAAGAAAATCGATATTGCTGAAAAGGCTATGGGGATGTTCTAATGCGATTCGAACTAGGTAAACTCACTCGAAATGGTTTATTGAACCATTATGCCGAAGACGCAGCTTATCGTCAAACACCTGAGGAACATGACGCTATGATTCATAAATATGAACAAGAGGGTCAGACACCTATGGAACGTTTGGTGGCTACACAACGCGGTATTGACGAGGAAAAGATAAACCCTAAGTATTGGGATGATGAAGCACCACGTTGGGACCTTGGTGGTTCTTCTTCATGGATTGACGGTATTGAGTATATTCCTTCTTTAGGTCTTGCAGTTATGAAAACTGACGGAAAGGAATATTATTACCCAATGAATGCTGACGAGGTTGGTGACTGGATGACTTCTGACAGTCTTGGTTCTTACTATAACGCAAATGTAAAATTGAAAAAGTAAAGAGGATTTCACATGAGAATGTTTGATAACCGAAATAGTTGGTTGGATAATGAAGGAAAACCTTTGGTTGGAAGGGTCAAGTTCTGTAAACTTCACACTACTGTTCTTGAAAATATCTACAATATGAACGGTACTGTTGTTCTTGCTAACCCGCAATATACTAATACCATTGGTCAACTTGAACATCAAGTTTTCTTGAAAGATAAAACTGATTATACTATTCGTTTTGAAAAATACATTGGTAACGGTGACATGAGTGAAGACCAGGATAACTGGCAGGATGTATATTCATGTGATAACATTTGGGACACTTATGGAATTGAAGTCGATTCTACTACTTTTCAGCTTGTAAACAATATTGATGATTTACGTGCTTGTGACCCTTCTACTATAACAACTCGTGATAATCATAAGGTTGTTATTCTTGGCGGTTATAATGTTATTGGTGATAAACCGCAAGTAATGTATATCTGGAACCCTAATTCTATTGAAAATGATAATGGGGGTTCTGTAATCAAGGTTGGTTCTATTGCAACTGGTCGTTGGGAACTTTGTAATACATTTAGTTCAGATGGTATTGATGTTCGTCACTTTGGTGTATTTGGAACAGATTCTAAACAGGATGCAACAGATTTGATGAGTCTTCAAATTGGAGTTGCAAACACTTATGCTGCTTCTGTTGGATTACCTTTGTATTTTCCAACTATCAATGGTATTACCTGGTATAAGTTCAATAATCTGAATATTGCTGGCGCAAAGTTTGCTAAAGAAACCAAAGTATTTGGTAATAGCGGAACGTCATCTATTATAACTGTATATAGCGAAGACGAATATCTTGATGTTTTCAACAATAGCGATTATAATGCAGTATTTACTATAAGAGGAACAACTGTGAAGACTTCATGGGGTGTAAACTCTAATAATTGTGTATTTGACCCTTCATATAAACTTATTGTCGATTCTATTGTAAACACATTCAATAATACATTTACTGATGTTATTGTTGATTGCCAATACGAAATAATTGGATGCTCATTTGATAACTGTGAATTACACTCTGTTGAAAAGCTTGGTGCAGATAACATATTCAGAAATTGTCGCTTGTCTGAACAGATGTTTACTGACGGTGTAGATTTTGGTACTATAACTGTTTATGACGACGATATAATTGACCTTGAGGAATGGCCAACTACATCTAAATGGTTGACACTTGTTGCTCAAAATAATAATACAGTTCTTGATTTCAGAGGAAGAACTCTAGATTCTTCATGTATATTGAACTGGGCTACTAGGGCAACTTATAAGAATGCTAAATTCGACGGTTTTACTGTAAAACAAACAACAGTTGTATTTGATAATTGTTCTGGTAACTTGAACATTGTCACTAACGCTGATTTGAAATCTGTTGCATTATATAATACAGATATAACTATTGTCAACATGAATGTTCAAAAGATAACTGATATTCTTTTTGCAAGAAATTCAACTATTTCTTGTAATAAAAATATTACAGTACCGCATATTCAGTTTGCTTACTCTGCAATAAATGCTGAAAACAATATATTCTATTCTGATAGAATTGAATTGAATTATTGTTCAATAAACACAGCATTGAGTGCGGCTGAAGTTATTGCTAAAGACACAACGTTCAACAAGAATATATTAGCTAATGTGCCAACTCTTGTAAATTGTACGATACAGGCTATTGTTCGTCAGAATAAAGGACCAACAATAAATTTCTTGATTCAGAATTGTATTTTTGGCCCAAATGCATATCATGATATCTATAGTGATGTTCAGAACACGGTTGTTATAGGTAAATGGATTGGTAATATTGGTCAGGGTAATAATCCTATCAGAATTGATATAACTAATCTTGTTTGGACAGATAGTCTTCACACATATACCTACGAAAACAATATTGGTACCTTCTTACCTACTACAAATTCAAAAACTTTGGACCTTGAACCAGTAATAACTTTGCCAATGCCGGTATTTCCGACTACTTATCAAAACAAGGCTTATTTTATTGACCCTGGATTGATTGTAAACCCGGCCGGTTTGTCATGGTATAGTGGTATTCTTCTTGATTTAGATGCTCAGAATATTCCAGTTTTCTATATTGGTAATCCAGCATTTGACGCAGAAGTTGAAGTAACCTGGAAGTCAAATAATGGTACGTTCTATACAGGTAACTTATATGAAGGTTATGGACATGCTTATGCAAAGCGCTCATTTGGTGCGGTCGGTGGTATGAAACCTTCAACAGATAAAATGAGAGTATGGGTACAGCAGTTCATTCAACAGTGTGAAAATAATACATTTACTGATGTAAAAGCTAAAGTAACTGTTACTATCAAACGATAGATTTCTATAAGGTAAACAAATTCTTTTCAAATGATATATGTATATCTATCCTATATTATATCATTTGAAAGAAAAAAGTGTACCTTATAACTTTACTAATTTTATATAGAAACAGGCGGAAAAACCAAATGTTTCTTTACGGGTTGTCATGTACCAAGGCGGCGATTGACACTTGCAATGTTGATGGAAGAGTTCGATTCTCTTACGATCCACTGATATTTTCATAACAACGGTGGTTATGAATGAAAAAAGATTCACCGGTCAATAGGAAACATATTTATTATGAATTCAGAACAAGTCAATGAACTCTACAAGAAATATGCAAATGTAGAGGAAAAATCCAAAACTGAAACTGATAAGGTTGAAACCCCGGCGAAGGTTGAAACTAAGGCGGAAGAGGTAAAGGAAGAACCGAAAGCAGCTGAGACTATCGATTCTGACAATAAAAACTCAGATGCAGCAAAGGAAGAGACTAAGGCTACGCCGGCTGAAGACAAACCTAAGGCTGAAGAAAAGAAACCTACTTATTCACAGCAAGAAAAGATTGATTTTGCTTTTCAGAAGAAACAAGCTAAAATCAAGAAGCTCGAAGCTCGTAATAAGGAACTTGAAGAAGAAATAAAGAAGATGAAAGGTCTTACTTTAGCAGACTTCAAGGACAAAGTGGAAGACTATGTAAACTACAAAGTTGATTATAATACAAAGCAGCAAGAATATAATAGGAATAAAGAAGAGTCAATTCGATTCCAAAATGAAGAAGCTGAACGAATCAATAATGAAAAGATTACACGTTGTTTTCCAGATCCGTTGGAACAGGCAAAATATAATCAGATTGTTCAAGCAGAAGGCGCCAAGTTGGTTGCAAAACTCGACGAGGCAGATCCTGAACAAGCAGTCTTAGGATATCTTGACGATTCCGATATATCACCAGTTCTTGTTCGTTTGATGATTGCAGAACCTTCTTATCTGAATGAAGTTCTTTCTAAGAGATCTGCTATGGGTAAATATCGTGCTATGGAAAAGCTGGAAGAAAAGGTTCGTTGGGCACAGGAAAAGATGAGTCAACCAAAGGAAGAAGTACCGGTTGCAAAAGAGGAAGAAAAGAAACCGGCAATTCCAGTTATTGGATCAGTGACTAAGTCTGAAGCTCACAAAGATTCTAAACCAGTGTTTGACGCAAATGCAGTCTTACACAAGTTGAAAACAAAAAACAAATATCACAAATAATAAATGGTCTTATTGACCGAAGGAAAATGAAAAATGGCTATTGCTTCTAATAATACATTTGTTACTAACAAGCTTTGTACGCTTGTTGCTATTCGTGCAGCTGAAGCTGCTGGTTACCTTACTGTTGGTTCTAAAAAGTATTTTGCTAATCAGATTGCTGGCAAAAACAACGGTCAGGATTATGATTTCTACATTCGTGACACTGGCGATGCAGTCAACCGCCTTGCTTACCAGGATGGTGATAAGATTGCTCTTTCTGAACGCAAGGTCACCCTTTCACTCGACCCATGGCACGTTCTCATCAACACCAACGCTATCGAAAAGTATACCGATATCGAAGACTGGGAAGATGAAATTGCTAAACCGAACGGTCAGAAGTTGATTCAGGGTGTTGTTCGTAAAGCTATCGAAAACGACCTTGGTAAAGTTGGTACTGCTTTCATTGGTTCTGGTTTCGCACCGCTCTCTCAGGCTGCTGGTCACCTTGCTTCTGTTGTTTCTGAAGACCTTTACGGCTTCGTTGATCCGAACGTTGAAGCTATTTTGACTTCTAACGGTCAGCAATTTGTACCGGTTGATGCACCTGACATGTATTCTAAGGGATTGCTTGGTCGATTCCACGGTGCTGAATATCGTTCTCAACGCTGGATGCCGGTTGTAAATATCACTTCTGGTGTTTCTAATGCGCTCAATGCTGCTTCTGTTACCGCTGCTGCAGTTGATGGTACTGATTCTAAGATCTTCAACCTTTCTATTTCTGGTGCTTCAGTTTCTGGTATTACAATTCCTAAGGCTACACCGCTCTTCATCGAAGGTGTAAAGGCTTGTGATACTGTTGGTGATGCTACTTCTATGGATCAGGCTTTTATCGTTCTCGAAGCTGTTACTGCAACCGCTAACACTGTTGTTGCAAAGGTTCGTGCTAAGGATATTACTAAGGGTGGTACTCGTGAAATTGCTAAGGAAGACAACTCTAGCTTCTCTGCTGTTTCTGCTATCACTGGTAAAGTTTCTGCACCTGAAGCTGGCAAGTACTTCACTGGTATTGTTCGTGCTGATGGTTCGTTCGAATTCGAAACTCTTGACAAGCTTGATGCAGCTGGTGCTGAATACGAAAAGTCACCGAACGTTGAAGGACTTACTGTTCACCAGAACAGACTTGTCGACTTACGCGATATGACTGACGACACTCGTTGGGACATTGTTACCCTTGCTGGTACTGTTGAACCACGTGCTGTTGCAGCATTCTACGTCAAGTAATCATAAGTAAACAAATATTAGTAAAGGGTTGGTCAAATGACCGCCCTTTTTCTATTTTATATTGCAGAGGTAAATATGCTTTATACTTTATATTTCGTTTTTGCTGTTTTAGCAATTGGTTGTATTTTCTTCAATGATGATGATTGGAAGGGACGATAATATGGAAACTTGTGATGATTGTAATAATAAATGTAATTACTTATCAGATTGCTTAGATTTGATGTATAATGATATGTTACAACGTTGTAATATAAACTATAAGGTTGAGGATAAAACAACCACAGAACACAAATATGAACAAAATGACAATGGTTTAGGTGAAGGAATACCTTTCCAAAGGCTAAGACGAATTACCGGTTATTTGGTTGGTGATGTTTCACGTTGGAATAATGGAAAATATGCTGAACTAATGGACCGTGAAAAACATGACCCGGAGGAAAAGAATGAATAATATAATCATAAAGGACTGGTCTAATTGTTGTGATTATGAAAAAGTAAATGGTTTATATGTTCTAAAACAAAATGTGTATATTGAATTTACTTATAACGGTTCTAGACTTAGATTTGTCGTTGATAAAGGGGCAATGACTGATGGATTGTCTGTACCAAAGATTTTCAGATGGTATTTACCTGATTGGAATAATGACAACGTTTTATATAATATTGCCGGAATTTGTCATGACGGTATGTATGGGTCTGAACTGATTGCAAAAGATTTAGCTGACCTTATTTTCTATAATGGCTTGGTAAAGGCTGGTATTTCTAAAACTAAGGCTACGACTGCCAAATATGCAGTTCAATATCTTGCTGGATTACATTATGGTAAAAAACATGATGATTTTGGAATATCACCTTATTGTCATCTGATTATTATATAAAATAAAAAACCTTAGATTTTACTCTAAGGTTTCTTTTTTACTAGGAGAAATAAGACAAATTTTTTGGAAATAGTAGTGATTTGTGATGTGAAAAGATTAGTGAACGTTTTTATTGTGGATTTTTGTGTTTTGACCACTACTATTTCCTAAACTCTTTATTATTTATTACCATTCCATAATAGATAACGACTGATAACGTCATTGGAAACACTTACATATTTTTTATAAGAACCATATTCAATGGTGATATGCTTAGATGTTACTTTTACATGTGAGGTTGGAATATTTTCGGATTTATAAAATGTTGTGTATTCAAACTTTGCACCTTCATCACTGCTACCTTTTGTTACATAAGATGTAGAGAACTGGTCTTCACATTTCCAATGGTTATTATCAGTTTGTGAACAGTTGCTCATCATCATTACTGCGCTGTCGACAAAATCGATTGCTTCAGTACGTTCAAACTTTGCTGCCATAATCGTGATACCGGTTATAATGAAGAAGATAATGATGCAGATTGATGTGATTTTGTTTTTCATAACGTCTTATTTCCTTTTGTTTATGTGTATAATATAATAATTTTTTCCTAAATCGTAAACCCTTTTTGTGAAAAAAATTTCTATATTCTTTATTATATATATAATATAAAACGAGGAAAATATGCAAAAAGAAAAATCATCACTTGAAATAGCAATAGAAAATGGTCGGGAATTGATTGAGTTCTTCAAAGATAAATGGTCAGAAGAAGAACTAAAGAAACAGCTTTATTTACAGGAACTATCAGAATATAACCTTAGCTTATGGGAGGACAATAATGGCTAATACATGTCACACAGAAACAGAACAGAAAAAGAAGGGTCAATGGTTCACACCAGACGATATTGTCAACAAGATGATAGAATTTACGGATTTGAACTGGTTTGACAATATATACGAACCTACAGCAGGCGACGGAAATATTGTCATGAAGATTATTGATAAGAAGGTTTCCTTAGGTATGACGCCACAGGAAGCAATCGATACAACATATGCAAACGAGTTCGATACACCGGTTTATGATGCGCTCGCAGCTCGTCTGAAGCGGTTCTGTGAAGAGAACAGTATAAACTATAGGGAAGAGAATATAACCAACCAGGATGCGCGTGTATTCAAACCAGCATGTGATAAATACGAGATTATTACTAACCTACCGTTCGGGTCATGGACTAATAGTAATTTACCAAGACAAATCATCAATAATTATTCTGATATTCATGCTGTTTATCTAACTAAATGGACTACAGGTTGCTATAAAAAATACGTGCCACATGTGAAGAAGTTCGAGAACGTGGTATTTCCAGGTATAGTTTACGATACGTTGCTTTGGGAATATGACCCGAAATATACAGAAGGTGATATTTGGATATACTGGCCACTACCGAAATTACCTAAACATAAATTGAAGAAGAACTGGCGTGATGTGCTTATAAGTATGAATAAAGGAGAAGAATAATGACAGGTAACCCTTATTTTTCCGGTTGGAAAAAAGAACACAGATTTGATGAATTGAGGGAGAGAGTTATGAATTTAGTGAATAACTATAGAACGCCAAATAGGGATATAGTAAATGACCGAGGCAAAGCATATTCGAAACTTCATGTAGGTCGTGGTTATAAGAACTATAATATCAATAAGATAACCTATTTCAAAGATATTCCAGATGGAATTGAAATTCTAATTGACTATCTTGATGTAACTGCCATCAGAACGATGAATATACCGTCAGAAATTATTTATGAGAGTATTTACAGAGAATTACCAGAACTGTTTGAGAAATAATATGAAGTATCAGGTTCAAAAGATGACGAAACATAAATTCACAATACGAAAACTTGATAATAATAACCTTGTTGGAACATGGTTTCTAATTGATATTCCAGAAGAAATATATGAGGAAATAAATAAGAAACTAAATAGAAAACCTTATACTGGTATACATGGAGAAATTATGAATAATGACAGGTCACAAGTAGTACCATCGGATGTAGTTCTTGATTACCTATATTGCAACGGTTTTGATTATTTATTTGAGGAATAATATGGAAATATTTGGATATGTTCTGACTTTTCTATGTTTAGCAGGGACCGCCTTGAATTGCAAGATGATTAGGTATTGTTTTATCATCTGGTTCTTTGCAAATATAGGATGGATTATACATGACGGATATACAGAACAATACTATAGAGTTCTACTAGATGTAGTTCAGGCTGGAACGGCTATATGGGGATGGTTGGAATGGTCTAGTAATAATAAGTTTACAAAATAAGAAAAATTTATTATATTTTACATAAAAATACAAAAAACGATTTTTATTTTTTATAAATATATAAAGGGACCAAGGGAGTAGCTACCCGAAAATCCTGAAACAAACATTCTTTATACCTTTTCCTTGCGCAAGGTCTGGTATGAAGAATATCAGAAAAGGAAAAGGTATAAAGTATGAATTCTATTCAATATATTGCAAAAACACACACCAGCAAAGATATGGCCAAAAATGACAAGAAAATGGTCAACACTTTGCACAACATTTATTACATTGAAACTGACGCTGAAACTGTTCATGAAATGCTTGACAATGGTTTGATTGTCGGTAGAGTTGGAAATACAACAGATTTCCTTCTAATTGATATTGACGAAACAACAGTCAACATTCACCAGGTCATCGAAAAGCTTGGCAGTTCTAAATATTTCGTCAGTTTTTCTTCTTCTAACAACCCACTCAAATATCATATTGTCGTAAAACTTGATCACACAATAGCACGTGAAGATTACGATACTGCTATTCTTGAAGAATTTGAAAATATCAAGAACCTTTGTTGCGGTCGTTGTGATATAATGAACCTTGACAAAAATGCAAAATCTTTTTATCAGTGTTTTTACGGTTGTTCTGTTGAAAATGAAGAAGAAATAATCTACGAGAACTCTAAACGTCTTTACAAATGGACTAAGAAGGATGAAGAACCAATGTTCTATATCGAAAAAGAACATGTAGAGTTTCCTTCTTTGAACTCTGCTGATTATTGCAAGAAACATAACCTTCTGACTATAAAAGAAGAAAAACGTTTTGATATAATCTTACCTTCTATGACTCACGGCAAGATGAAGCTTATTCCACAAGGTAACCGTTTCAACTGGATCAGAATGACCGGAACTAAGCTTTTGATGAGAATTTTCTATTTGAACGAAAAACTTGGTGAAAACTGGTCTAAGTTTGATTTTTTGAAAACTGCAGAAATGATTTTCAGAAAAAATATCTTTATGACTGCTGATTTTGAACCTGAACTAAAATCTGTATTACTTTGGCTTGATAACAAATGGGATATTCTTGTTACTAAGTCTTTTGATGAGAAATATCAGATTTTAGGACCATATTTCGAAGAAAAGAAACGTCAATACAAGGCAAGAAGCTATAATCAAACAGTCATGACACAGATGATTTTGGACCACAAGTATAACCAAAACACTGTTGTTTTTACTGACAAGGTTGAGTTACAGAACATTTGTAAAGAAAACATGATTGATTACTATAAGTTCATAAACTATTGCAAGTCTGTTGATTTTACCGTTGAATTCGAGGTTGTCATAAGAAAAGTAAAACATAACGTTGAAGGTATGACAAAAGAAGAGTTTGATGCTTATTGTAAAGAAAACAATATATCTAAACAACAAAAGTCTAATCTGAAAAAGAAATATAATATTCAATAAAAGACCAAAGGTAAACAAATTTTTTTCAAATAATATATGTATTCTATTCCTATATTATATCATTAGAAAAAAATTTGTTTACCTTACTTATTTGACCTAAAACTACATATACATGGGCTACCCCGCCCCCTATAATATAAAATATACTATTATACACACCCACCACGGTGTGTATTTTTTATTGTAAAGATCTTTTTACTAAAAATACCAGTTTTCAAGTTTCAAACTGAAAATTTTTATTTATATTATATTTCGTCAGAAATGAGTAATATCATATTATATTACTTACTATAACATAACCTAAAATATATCATCTATTGCTCACAGATTGCTTCTGTGGGCTTTTTTATTATATCTAATATAAATATATGGTCTTACATAAAAACGTCTTAGAACACTATTTCTGTGCAAATAAACACATATCTAAAAATACAAAAAATGCAAAGAAATTTTTATATATAATATATAAGGCAAGAGGAAATAAGACCATGATAAACTTTGAATTACTTTGCAAGATAAATAGACATGACAGTTCGATGACAGAATCTGAAAAGAAACAGTTCAGGTTGAGTAAAGAATGGCTTGACTTTAGACAGAAGGTTGCAGCTAATCAGAACAACCGTGATTATATTACAGGCGAACCTTTACTTGATAACTACAACTGCCACCACTGTTGTATGATCAATACAGAATATACTAATCTGAATGAAGAAAACTTTGTTGCAGTAAACAAAGATACACATGCTAAAATACATGAATTATTCAAACCTGGTTGGAAAGATGTAGTAAAGCAAGACGATCCTTATTATAAGGTTTTAGACAAGATGAACAAATTGAATGACGATATTGAAATTGTATTATATGATAACGTCATCGAGTATAAGTATACTAATGCTGGTAATAAGCTTAGAAATAAAGAACTTGCTGAACAATATTCTTATCCGGTAAACGAAAAAGGCTACATGCAGTGGAATCACAACTATATTCCAGCAGGTTACCCACAAGATACGACTGAATGGTGCAAGTATATGGCTAAGATAAATAACAACTATACAAAGGAGTTCATGAAGATTATACTTGAACTACGTCATATCAACCTATACAGCAGCTATAAGAATTTTAGAAACAACCCAAAGATTCGTCAAAATACAAAAGATGAATGCAGAAAAGAACTGGAAACAACAACAAAAATTCTTAGAAAATATTTCGGTTACTAAAATTTTTCTATATTTTGATTGTTATATATAATAAAGAGTTTAGAAAATAAGGAGAAACTAAAATGAATACAGAAGTAAAAAACGATTTGAATCAGATCAAGGAAACCTTGAAGAACATGCAAGAAAATATTGCAAAGATTGCCTATATCAAACTTTGTGAGGTTGATGA